TGCCTGTTCCGCCATAGTCAAAGGTGTTGGTGGGTTGGAAGTCACCGTAGTCGGACTGGGAGTAGGTGTCGTTGCCTGTTCCGCCATAGTCAAAGGTGTTGGTGGGTTGGAAGTCACCGTAGTTTAAGTTGGGGTCATAGGTAAAATCGTCACTGCTGGTGGGCTGGAAGTCGGTGGAGAAGGTATCAGGCCCCATCCCGTAGTCAGAGGGAGAGTAGCTGTCGTCGACATAATTATAGTCACCACCCGTATCGCGTCTATCGATATTGCCCGAGCCATTAGGGCCTATCTGAGAGAAGTCGAAGTTGGACGCATCGAAAGGCATGCCAGTATCGTCGACGTAGTTGTAGTCACCGCCATAGGTGCCCCCGCCGGGGTTCATACCTGTTTCGTCTACGTAGGTGCTGTCGTCGTAGTTATAGTCGCCACCGTTGCCGCCATAATACCCATCCGTTGGGTCACCAGTGACCTCAGTACCATTACCGTCATAACCACCAAAATCACCACCGGGGCCGGGGCTAGGTCCGCCACCACCGCCGGGGCCGGGGCCGGGGCCGGGTCCTTTACCTTTGTTCCTAGCGTCAGCAGCGGCTTTAGCGTCAGCAGCTCTTTTGTCAGCAGCGGCTTTAGCCGCATCTGCAGCGGCTTTAGTCTTAGCATCCGCAGCGGCCTTAGCGTCGGCGGCAGCTTTATCGGCAGCGGCTTTAGCTGCTGCTTCTCGGGCTTGGATTTGCTGTGTTTCAGTCAACATCCCCGTGTTGGTGTTAGGACCGGGGTTAGTAGTTCCGCCGCCTCCGCCGCCTCCGCCGCCGCCTCCGCCGCCGCCTCCGCCGCCGCCTCCGCCGCCTCCGCCGCCTCCCCTATTACCCTGCATATCGTGCATAAACTTGCCGGGGTCGATCATTTGCTGAGCTTGCTGGATGCCGCTCATAGGGCCACCAAAGGTTTGCACTTGCGAAGGTGCAAAGATGCTGTCTGCACGGCGAGCTTGAAGCGCACTGGCGTTCTGGGCATCCATAGTTTGGGGCATAGCCTGAGGCATATACCCGCCTTCAATGGCACCCGTCGTCTGACTAAAGACTGGACCGGCACTACCGCCGTCAGCAAACCCAGTTGGCATCTCACCCGTTGAAGTAAGATAGCCGGGGTAAGGGTTGCTATCTTCAAAATAGCTAAACTCAGGGCCCCCATTAGGTGTCCCTGTGGGGAACCGCACCTTACGGTCCTGAGGCTTATATGGGCCTTGGTAGTTCCACTTCGGCTCTTTGGGCATCTCGAAGTTATCGGTAGGAGCCATAGCGTCCAAGATCGGATTGGCCACACCTAGTGCCGCGAGACCCGTCTTCAGCATGCTTGGATTAGTCGCGGTCCTCGAGAGGTTTGTACCTGCGGCATTGGAGAACTTGTCCCCAAACGTAGCCACCTTATCCCCGAGGTCAGGACCAAGCATTTTAGAGATCATGGGGTTACGTAGGTTTAAGCTCGCCTTTAATCCGGCTTTTGCTGCCGGGTTACCCATGCGAAGAGCCATCTCTGCAGGGTTTGATGCAGGGTTTACCGCATTTGCCAGAGCAGCGGGTGCATTTGCCAGAGCAGCGGGTGCATTTGCAACGGACCCCATACTAAGTGGGAGGTTAAACCCGGCGTTTTGTGCCGCAACCGAAGTCCCTGCGGGGGTTAGGCTTTGAGCTGCGGCCATACCTGTGGCGGAGTTCCCGGCTTGCGCCGGGATAAAGCTAGGTGCCTTCATAGCAGCCCCGGCTAGCTGTCCAGCCTGAGAAATTTGAGAGCCAGCAACAGTGCCCGAAGTAACGGCTGAGGGAGCCATCAAGGCCGGATTAGCAACGGCGGCGGTAAGAGGAGATATCCCGGTTGCAGTAGCTGCAGGAGCTAGCGTGGTAGCCACAGTAGAACCGGGGAGTGTGGCAGCAGCACCAGCACCACTAGCACCCGCACCAGCAGCACCAAAGCCTGCGCCTAGGGCGCTACCGAGAGCCGCGCCACCGAACGCGCCAAGACCAGCCATAAGGCCCTTCTTGAGGTCACCGCCGCTCGCAATCGTCGCACCCGTGCCGACAAGCATCGCTGCCGATAGGCCACCCGTGAAGGGAGCCAAGACCATCCCGAGGACGGTAGGGAGGATTTTAGAGAGGAAGTTCGCCTCTGGGAGGCCCGTGTAAGGGTTGATCGTCAAAGAGCCGCCGTGGGCTTGCGCTAGGGCCTGCAGGCCACCAATCTCATTAGAGCTCATATGGACGAGTTGCGTGTCGCCGTTACGACCAAAGTTCTGCAGCTGCTGCACCATAGGTGACATAGCATTGTTCATGGGTGCGCTTGGGCTAGAGTTGTTGCCATAGGCCCCCGTGTCAGGGTTAGGAGACCCGAAGGTGGCAGCGTTGGGAGTACCATCCATAGCGAACGATCCTTAGGGTGAGAATTATACCGACGTTATAGTTTGCCAAGCACTACCAGAATAGACACAAAGTTTGCCCAAAGTCGTGTCAAAAACCACCCAGCCTGCGGCGGGGGTTAGCGCGTTCTTCTGTGTGGTCGTGACGTTCTTGGTTGCGAGTATGCCGTTGAACGTGTCTGCAGTGTACTTCTGCGCATGATTAGGTGTGTTGGAGTCGAGCTGAGAGAAGTATCCCTCGATCACACGGATGAGCTGCCGCACATACTGGGGGTCATACTCCATCGGCGGGTTAGGTAGGGGCGAGGCTTTGAACCTATCAAGGGCCATCTCAACGCTTGCCGTCTTGTCTAACGTCAAGTCGCGGCGCACCAAGCTGCCACTGCGTCCCGAGGTTCTCGGACTGGATTTTAAAGGCCATCTGACGAGCACGGGTGCGCATAAAGACTTGGTTGGTATACTGGTTAATATCGGCAGAATTGCCAGCTACAGGCCCGGTCTGGGTCATATTTGAATTATAGTTCTGGCCGGGGAAGTTTCGTGGATAGACCGTGACCGTAGCAGTTGGGGTAGTACCTGCAGTGGAACCATCGAAGCCTACGTCAGGGACCAGACGGCTGGATAGCATGAAGCTGTCGCCGTCACCGATATCGAAGTCGTTGGACAGGATATAGGCAGATAGGGGCGCACCGTCAGCGTCCACACCCTGCTCATGAGAGTACATATATCCCTGCGCTGCACCTTGTAGGGTATCAGCAGCAATGGGGTAGTACTGCAGCGCGGAGTCCAGCCAAGCTGTGCGCTCCATATCGCCATAGTACCAGATGCGCTCAAGGTGGTTGTAGATGACGTACTTGTTGTTCCAGTTGGAGTCGGCGCTGGGGTAGAACCACCAAATCTCGTTCCACTGCTCGTTGGTGCCGCACACGATCTGAGCATATTGGTCACGGTTCAAGTTTTCGAACACGTAGTTACGCAGCGAGCAGGCGAGCGTCTCCACGCGGCCCGTATAGGCGTAGAACTTACCGTTACCCATCCAGTAGGTGATGTTGGCAGCTGTGATAACCGCCCGAGGTGAGATGATGGAGATGTTGTCAGCATACTCCTGCAGGCCGAACACGTCGGTCGTGCCGAGGAACTGCAGGGTGAAGAGGTGCGTGTCTGTGAAGACAAGAATTTCCTGACGTGTGGGCAGCGCCCTGACGATGCCAGAGCCGCGAGAGACCCGTAGGAAGCCTGCAGAGTTCGTTACAGTAGGCGTCCACTCTCCCGGCGAGCCTTGGCTGCACCAGCGGATAAGCAGGGGGTCAAAGTCAGCTGTAGAGGTACTGCCGTAGGGCACAGCGCCGAAGGCGATGACATGACGATCCTGCTGCGAGACGAGCAGTTGGGTGACCTTCACAGGGACTGCAGCGCTTGGGTATCCAGCGCTCGTCGCATAGGCAGCGAGGGTAATGGCGCGGGTAGCCAAGGACGTAGCTGGGTCTACGTTCGTACCCCGAGCCCAATAGTAAGGCACGCCCTCACGGATGTTCATGATGAGGTCGTTGTCGAGGTTATCAAAGAACCAATCCCGCTGCAGGGTCGCATACGGTGCAGGGGCACCAGACCCCCAAGTTCCACGTCCCCAATAGCTCACACCCCAGCCATAGCCTCGCACAGAGGTCACGTTACCGGGGGCAATCTCGAAGTCGATGAAGATAGCCGTGCCGCCGCCAGCGGCCACATTGGACGAAGCGGCTGTAGCTACAACAAAGGAGATCGACGTACTGCCCACTGCTGTAACGATCTGGTTAGCGTTGATATCGCTATTAGGGATGCCACCCACCGTGCCAGTCACACCCCGCACAGTCACAAAGGACCCCACAACGCAGTTGGGGTCAGTAGCAGAGCCTAGGTTCAGGGTCACCGTGGTCGAGCCCGCAAAGGTCTGAACACAGTTGTTGGTGATCGTGGAGCTTAGGGTAGGGTTTACAGCTCGCAGCGGGGTGACGTCGTAGAACTGCCCACCCGCGTTGATGTAGAGCTTGTTGTTGGTCCCTAGGGCTATGAAGTTATCCGCATAGGTCGTCACCCAGTTCCAGAACTGGCGACACACGCCATAGAACGACGAGTAAGCAGCCTTAGCCCATCCACCGATCTTCTGGGGGTACCCAGAGCGAAACCGAATATTGTTGCCGTCCCACCAACTACCCTCGTTGGAGTAGTTGGTCTGGTCACGGTTCATACCCGGTTTGAACTGCAGCTTAATGAAAGCCATACCAGCGGTACCTTACGGAGCAGTGGGTGCCGGATCACCAGCAAGGATTTGCGCAGCGCGTTCTGGCGTGATGACGCCCTCTGTGGCTAGCATGTTAACCCCATTGATAACAGTCTGATCCGTCAGCTGCAAGGTGACCACCGCGTTGATCATATAGTTGTAGTAGGCCACCGACTCGTTAGTTAGCGCCGCGTTCTGGACCGCGATGACCTCTTGTGGGGTGAAGAGAAACAGGAACTGCAGGCGGGTGTAGGTGGGCGCTGAGGGCGGGGGAGGCGGTGGTGGCGGCGGGGGAACCGGAACAGGCGGGCGCTCTGCAAGGATGACCCACTGGATACCCTGCCACTGAGCGACCTGTGTGCCCGTGGTGGCTGGCGGCGCGATGGGCGCAGCGTTGGTCGGCATTGGCCCATAGGGGTCAACCGAGATGGGCTGAGTGTAAATCCACTGGTCGTCAAAGGCGTAGTAGGTGAGGTTGGCCATGTTAGGTCGCCTTCATGTAGGGGATTACGCCCCGCATTGCGGGGGGCATTGGAAGCGTAAAGGACGAGGCTGAGGCGGAGATGGAGACCAGCGTTGCCGTGGTTGATGACGCAAGAGAGCCCGTGCTGTCTTGATAGATGAACTTACCGTTTCCGCCCCCGACGATACCTCGAGTAATAGCTGCCGTGGCTGTCTGGAGCGTCCATGTTATACCATCCGTGCTGGTGGCAATGGCGCTTGTGGTTGAGGTAAAGGAACCATTCTGCCCAACAGCCACAAAATAGCCGTTAGCAAATGCTACTGAAACCCACTGCAGCGAGGCGGGCATAGTCCTAGCAGTCCACGTCACCCCATCAGGCGATGTCGCAGCAGAGGTTGTGTTATAAGGGCTAGTTTGAGCCCCCCCAACCGCAACAAAAACGCCGTTTCCAAAAGCAACAGAATTCCAAGTTAAGGCCGTTGGAAGGCCCTGTTGGCTCCAGCTAGTAGGGCCGTTACCCACCCATACTATTTGACCGTAAGATGAGCTAGTACTTTGATTTACAGCTACATACTTTCCATTACCAAAAGCCATAGTCGGGGCTGTAAAGTATCCAGCAGGGGTAACACCACTAGCATTAAACTGAACAGGGGTTGACCAATCAACCCCGTCTGGAGAATAAGAATAATAAAATATATATGCTTGAGTGGAAACATCGGCGTTGTATCCATAGCCTATGGCAACAAATACACCATTTCCAAACCCTATACTACGCCAGCCAATTTGTAATGTAGCGGTGTACGCGGGACTAGCACCAGATTGGGTATAAGTTAAGTTTGGGAGTGATCCCTGAACCCAAGTCACGCCATTATCATAGGACACAGCGGTGCCGCCGATAGAATTTGCCCACCCGTACGTTGATCCTGAAAAATTAATGCCCGGAATTGCTGGACCAGCCCTAGCGGCAACGAACTTGCCGTTTCCATAGGTCATGGACATCCAGCTTTGATCGCCATTTGTAGCGTTGTTCATGCCATAATACGTAGGGATAAAGTAGTTGGTGTTTATACCGCTGGACGTCCAAGTCGTGCAATCTGGCGACGTAATGATGTCACCTGTGGTGTTCCACCCCATGTAGGTGTTGTTGCCGAACAAGAAGTTAAAGGCCACTGAGGCTTTAGGGATCGTCTTAGCCGCAGCAGAATAGGCCACCGTCGTCGGCGCAAAGATCGCGCCAAGCGTGGGGTAGCTTGAGGTCAGGTAGGATGCTGTGTCGTTAGTTAGTGGCAAATAGGCAGGTGCAGTCAGCGGATAGGCCGAATAGGTCCAATCCCCGACGTTCAACCCGCCAGTACCAAAATTCACAAGGTTTGCTGCATTAGCCAACGCGAATTCTCCATGTTCCTGAGATATATTCGAACGCCACGCAGACGCCCTTGGTCGAGAAGATCACGTCTTCTGCCAGTGTGTGAATGGTAGAGCCGTT